CGACCCATCGCTCCCTCGTGAACTGCCCCAGCAGACACAAGGCAAACCAGTGCCTCCTGGCGGACGTGATCCCCTGAATGAACAGAATGGCACGCTGCCAATGGACGGAAGTAGGGATGTGCAAGACAGTGAGGCGGGATTGTTTATGCCGCGAGATTTAGAGGAGCGTCGCGGTGACGTGAAGTTTGCCGATGAAGGATTGCACAGTCAGGCCGTGTCAGCAGCAAAAAGCAAGTTTAAGGTTTGGCCATCGGCTTATGCCAGTGGCTACGTGGTACAGCAATACAAAGCTCTCTATAAGGAAAAACATGGCTCACTCTCAGGTGCTTTTAAGGGAGACGATGGTGAAATCCATGCTGATGATCTTGACCGATGGTTCAAGGAAAAGTGGGTGAGGATTGGTAGCAATGGCGAAATCATGGGGCCTTGTGGTGGTCGAGGACAGGAGGAAGGCAAACCTAAGTGCTTGCCACAGGCCAAGGCTGCAGCCATGAGCAAAGAGGAGCGCCAAACGATTGTTGCCCGCAAGCGCAAGGCCGACCCTGATCCTGAAAGGAAAGGACCGGCACGAATGGTCAGCAGCAAAGTTGATGCCATTGATCCCCTGAAAGTAGAAGGCACAATCATTAGTGGCATTGACGAAGCGGCAATCATTGAACAGGCCGATATTCAGGCGGCATTGGAAGAATGGAAACGGGAGGCCCCGGAACGGTACAAGACGCTTCTTGAGGCCACCGACCTTGACCCGCAGCAGCAATGATGCAGGAACTATCTCCAGCATCCCTCCTAGCCGACTCCATTGCCCTTGGCGCAAGGCTGGACGAGGACTGGTCCTACGATCCCCGCACAGGCCGCTACCGGGCCGCCAATGGCAGGTTCTTGAGCGGCGCCACTGTTGAGGCCATCATTGATGGTCGAGTGAACAGGACAAAAAGCGACCTAAGGGCACTAACAGCCTCTTTAGCTGATGGCACTTTGAGCCTAGAGCAATGGCAAGTGCAAGTGAGGGCCGAAATTAAGCGGGCTCATATCCAAGCTGCTTTGGTCGGGAATGGTGGCCAGCAAGGAATGGACGCTGCAGCATGGGGACGTGTGGGATGGCGCCTGAGGGAAGAATATCGCTATCTGGAGGGCTTTGCCAAAGACCTCCTGGAGCAAAGAGTATCAGTGCCCATGGCCTTGGCCCGTATTGGTCTCTATGCCGATAGCGTCAGGGGCTCATACTGGACTGGTACCACCATCCGGCAAGAGAAGCAAGGCTATACGTTAATGAAACGCATCCTTGATCCTCAGGCTCAGCATTGTCAAGACTGTCTTCGTTATGCTGCTGCCGGAATTGTGGCCCTAGGCGCCTTGCCAATGCCAGGGCAGCGTTGTGAATGCAAGGCAAGATGCCGCTGCACCATTCGTTACTATCGCTCGCAAATGCCATAACGACCACTACCATGGTGGCAGTTATTCGTTTTTTGTGGCACGCATTCTTTACTGTGGTGACATTGGAGCCCAGACTGGATTTGGTCGTGTAGCAGAGGAGCTTATCCCTCGCCTGTCGGACAAGCACGAAATCCATGGCCTAGCAGTGAATTGGCATGGTGATCCGTCGCCCATGCAGCAGTATTGCCGCATGTATCCGGCGCAAGTTGGTGGCCATGATCCTTTTGGCTCCCATCGAATTGCGGACCTGGCTGCTGCTATCAAGCCAGACTTGGTATGGATTACCAATGACCTGTGGTGTATTCCGCCTCTGCTTTCAGCACTGAAGCCAGTGCGAGAGCAAGTGCCAATGAAAGTTTATGGCTATTCGCCCATTGACTCCTATGGCATTTTCCCAGAGTTCATGCCGCATCTTGATGGTCTTGATGGTCTTGGCACTTACACGCAATTCGGCAAAGAAGAAGTGGCGAAAGCCGGATACTCTGGCACCATTGACGTGATTCCTCATGGTGTAGACCGCTCTAAGTTCTTCCCATTGGACCGCAATGAGGCGCGGCGGGCCATGGGAATTTCAGAGGATGATTTTGTGGTGTTCAATGGCAATCGCAATCAGCCTCGTAAGCGCATTGACATCACGATTAAGGGCTTCATCCGTTTTGCCAAGAACTTTCCTAAGGCAAGGCTGTGGCTTCACATGGGAGTGAAAGACCAAGGCTGGGACATTATCCCACTGTTTAATCGTGTGGCACGAGACTATGACTACGACCCAGCTAGCCGCTTGATTCTGACCAATCCGAACTTTAGCGTTAATAATTGCCTGTCCATTGCCGACCTCAATCGGGCATACAATGCCGCTGATATTGGCGTTAACACCTGCATTGCAGAAGGCTGGGGGCTGGTCAACTTTGAGCAAGCCGCTACTGGTGTAGCACAACTGGTGCCAGACCATACCAGCCTGAAGGAAATCTTCTATGGCGTTAAGCGGATTGATTGCTTTGAGGCAGAAACAGATCGTGGTTACGGCCTGGAGCGTCCCATCCCGTCTGCAGCGAGCATGGCTGAACGTTTGACAGAGTATTACGAGGATCGTGATTCGCTGCGCAATGCAGCATCTTGGTGCTTTGATCGCGCCACTGATCCAGCCTATAACTGGGACACGATTGTCGGGCAAATGACTGGCATCATTGATCGCTGCCTGAACGAAAAACCAACGCCTGCCTTTAAGGGCTTTGGCACTCCCGTGAGGCTGGGCTGATGCAAGTTTCGCAAATCTTCATCAATGAAGTGAATAGCCTTGAGTTATCGCCTCATTTGCAATATGCAACGGGTACGGTCAAGGCTTTGTTTCCTGGCGCTGATTACAAGCTCTATGGAAACGAGGATCTGCGTAGTTTAATCAAAAGCCATTATGACGAGGAAGTGCTGTGGGCATTTGATACTCTCCGTCCCTATTCGTACAAGGCTGACCTTGGCCGCTTTTGCATCTTGAACGCTTTGGGTGGCTGGTATTTTGATATTGGTGTCAGGGGTGCTACTCCAGTTGAAATTGGTGAGCGCATTAAACTCTTGGCCTTTCGTGATATTCAGCGGTTTAGTTTCACGAGCTTTGCTTGTGCCACCACTGTTCTTTACGCTCAACCCAATAATCATGCCTTATCCATTGCAATTCGGCAAATCGTAGAGAATTGCAAGCGGGAATACTATGGCATCACTCCATTGTGCCCCACTGGTCCGACGTTGCTTGGACAAGCACTTGCAAGGCATGGTAGTGATGCGGACTACGTGTTTGGTGATTACATAGAGTTAACGCCTTCGCATGAGCAAAAGAATCGCGCTTTCGTGTTACCTGATGGCACAATTATGGCTTGGAGCAAACCTGCTGGTGGTGGCGACTTGACCGTTCTTGGGGCCACTGGTGTTAATAACTACAACGAACTATGGCAAAAGAGGCAAGTCTATGCAAAGCTCTGATTTGACTATTTATGCAGGCTGCATTCTGCATGAACCTGTGCGATGGACAAGTGCTACTACTGTCGTGCCAGTTCTTTGCGGCACAAAGCGTTGGAGGGCGATGCCAGAGCAACTGACTCAAGGCATGGGGGGGTCAAGGTGGGAGTACGATGATGGACCAAAATCCGTGGATAATGCTTATTGGGCAGACTTGTCCTGTATTCAAGCGGTCTTAAGGTTGACGCAAGATCAGCCTGAGGACGCGCTTATTGGTAATGCTCAATATCGTCGGTCATGGCTAGAAGACGCAATTAAGCCGTCTGATCCGTCAGTGCTTTACGTGCCTGATCCGGCACATTTTGGATGCTCTCTTAAGCAACAATTTGAAGGAGGGCATCCTGGGCTGCCGGGCTATGAGATGACAATGGAAGCGGCAAGTCAAGGCTTGTTCCCATTGTCTGCTGATCAATTAGACCTCGTATGGCAGCAAAATACTTTTCATGGTTGTCTGATGGCGCGAGGACCGAGGCGCCTGTATGCAACGTTCATGGCCATGCTGTTGAACGAGTTTTGTGCTCCTTTATGGCAAAAGTATGAGTCAAGCTTTAGGCGGCAGCAAGGATACAATCAGCGCGGCATTGCATTTATTGCCGAACGCCTATTTACTGCAATGGTGCTTTATCGAAATGTATTGAACTTGGGCGCAATCGAAAGTGCCCCAATCGCTTTTCACGACAAATGATGCAACCCACACCTTTTGACCATTGGATCATTGACGACTTTTTTCCGATAGAGATTGCCAGGCAACTTGAGCAAGATTTCCCAGCTTTTGACAGTCCCATGTGGCTTCATTACGACAATCCGCTGGAGAATAAAAAAACCTGCAATCACTGGGACAGATTTCCAGCTACCACTTATTCCACAATTTCAACACTTGTGAAGAATGGCCCATTTGTGGACCTGCCATTTGATGCTATTGGCGATATTGGCTTGCATGGTGGAGGCTGGCACATTCATGGCACTGGCGGCAAGCTTAACATCCATCAAGATTATTCTCTCCAT